CACACGGCTCGCTAGGGGTCGAAGAGATAAGTGTTCTCCATACCCTAATCATCACACTTTCTCAGCCTAGCATATTAAATTAGCTACAAGGGTTTTTTTTCATTATTCATCCCTGAATGACAACCTTGGTGCAGTTGTGTAGCGAAACGCACCTTTTTTTATAAGGAGAGATTTATCAAACCAAGTTCAGCAAAAGCAAAAGGAAGACTGCTACAACAGAAGTTTAGAAATATGTTAGTAGATATCCTTGGACTTGACGAAGATGATCTTGAAAGTCGCCCGATGGGGAGTGCTGGTGAAGACATAATTATGGGCAAGCAATCCAGGGAAAAGTTTCCATATTCAATCGAATGTAAAAATCAAGAATCCATAAATCTTTGGAAAGCCTACGACCAGGCATCAAAAAACTGTAAAGGATATGAGCCTTTAGTTGTTCTCAAAAGGAATAGAAGTAAAGTATTGGTTTTATTAGATGCAGAACATTTTGTAAAACTGCATAAAGACTAATCAATATTTTCGTCAATCAATCTTTGTAAGCACCACCAGGCTTTTCTTAAATCTTCGATAACATTGTCATGTTTCTTCTCGTATCTCCATAGGTACTTAATACAGTTACCTTTCAAGTAAGCCTTAAATTCTTGGTGTGTCATACTAGCTTTGATGGCATCAATACATTGTATCTCGCCTTCACTTTTGTAGTGGTCAGGGTTTATATTGTCTTTTATTTTATTAGGTGGTCTCATTTTCTAAATCCAGTGTCACGATATTCGGACTGTTATATATAGTAGGTTTATTACCCTTCATACATCTTTTGATGTTTTCCAGGTACGTGTTCATTGTTTCCCAAGCGACATCCATTTGCTTATCTGTAATTATGAATACTTTACTTGCGTATGGCGGTTTCTTTTCTTGAGCAACAAATACAAATTCTTTTACTTTATATCCTGCAGCTTCCATACCGCGTCTATACCAAGCAGCTTGCTCTGCATAGCCATACTTCAATACAGATTCTTTGAAATACTCAGGAGAGCAACTGTAAGTGGTTTTATAATCCACAACCACAATTTCATGCGGTTTATGTGGGCCTCTTGGTTGGCAAATTACATCAGGACGGCATTTACAAAGAACTTCATCCTCGTACCAGTAAAATGATGCTTCGGCAATTTTTCCCTCACCATTCAAATACATGTCACCCTCTGGAATCATGTGGTCACGCATCGCCATAATATCATTGTATTCTGATTCTTTAATACAGCACATACCTCTATCCAGTATGTCTTGTTTAAGTTCTTTGTTTACTTTGGTGTATGGAGATCCAACAATTACTCCAACGTCCCTGGTAAAAGCATCTTCACCCTCTACAAGGAGAGAGTGCGCTGCAGTACCGAAGTTCATTGCAGATGTGGTTTCTTGTTCTAATTCAAGAGCGTGTAACTGACTTTCGCCAAACTTACGCACGTAAGATGAACTGATACCTATATCTGAGTGGTAATCCTCATTTGATATACCAGTATAAATAAAAGCATCACCGCGCTTCTCACATTCGTATTGATCTAGTGGGTGTTTCATTTGGTTCTCCTAAAATGGAAGACTGTCGAGATCGTCGTCGAATTCGTCTTCATCAAAATGTACTTTCTTCTTATCGTTTTTATCTGGTGGTGGAAACATATTCAGTTTCTTTTCAAACTCAAAATAGTCTGCGTCATACTCTGAATAATCCAGTAAAGCAGTTTGAATCAAATCTTCATTAAAATATGGCTCTGGCCAGAATCCAAACCTGTTATATATGGTTTGCATGTTTTCTTGAAATGACTTTTTATTGTCATACATGGGTTTACCGATAGATATCCAGTATTTTCTTATTTCTCTCAAACCTTCTTTGTCGCCCTGGTAAATTATATCGTACTCAGTTTTTTCGTAGGGTAAGTATATGTAACCGCCTTTGTTCCGATTAAATATGTAGCACTTGATGGGTTTACCTATCGTCATTTATCAGTCTCCTTTCTGATTCTTTATAGACATCTTCAAAAACGGTAGGGTATCTTTCTCTTAATACAGTCAAAGCGTATGCCATTCTGTTCATTGATTCGAGGTCGCTGCAAAATAATTCTGTTGATTCTAGATCAACAGGATCAAAGGGTACAGGCATTTTGATTTTTTTTGGCTTAACGGTAATCTTTTTTGGGACTGCAATATCTTTAATAGTTTTGTTTAGTTCTGACATTTAATTCTCCAATTAAATTGTTAATAGTAATTCATTGTACTTATATATTTGACCATTGTAAATAAATAGTTATATACTAGTAGTTCTTAATATGAGTTTTGGGTAAGACAGGAACTACATACCATAAAAACACACATACCCCCTGTCTTGCCCTTTCTTTAAATCAAAATGGAGAAAGGTATGCCAAGATTAAATAACTTCCAAATTTTTGTTCGTAGAATGTATTATCAAAATTGCAGAGAGCGCAGAGATAACGGACAGAAACCCTACTTTGATTGGGAAGAATACTTGAGTAAAAACGAAGAATTTTTAAAAAAAAAATACCAGGAGAAAAAAGATGATGTGTCCTAAGTGTGATGAAGGCTATATTGTCACGCAGCAAGCAGAGCCAGATATAGGTATTCCAAAAGTACATTACTGCGAAGAGTGTGACGAGGTATATGATGAATATGAAATTGACGAAATTAGGTATGACTTATGAGTAAGATAATCGTCAAAAGTCCAAAAATATATCGTCACGCCTTATTGAATGTGGTCAAAGATATAGTCAATAAAGAGCCGTTAGACGAAATGCAAAAAGACAGTCTTATATCTAAGATTGAATTATTGCAACAAAATGAACCGATTATCGAATTGGAGGGATAATATGGCTAGATTTACAGATAACACGATTTACAATGAAATGATAATGTCAATCATTGGTATATTCGCCAAACTCGATTTGGAGACTCAAATAACTACTGTTAAAACATTGGCGCAAACGATTGAAAGACAACATAATATTAGTCAGATGGAGCGTGAATCTTTGGAAGAAAAAGAACATTTGCTGCAACAGCAACATGAAATGATGCAAGCTCTGACAGAACTAGAGGAAGTATCTGGTCTTTATAAGGATTGATATGCTAAAAGCTGACGGCTTCGACGAAGCTATCTTGGGATTGACATACGATATGGTGGTCAGCGAAGACCGCCTTATCTATTCGCAAAAGAAATGTATTGATATATTGGTCAAACGTGATGGTATGACTGATGAAGAAGCACTCGAATACATGGAATTCAACGTGTTATGTGCGTATATAGGCCAGAATCAGCCTATTTTCCTAGATGATCTAATAGAATTTGACTTAAACGAGTTGTAAAGTGATATACTTCCGTTATGGAAGAGAAAACAACGCCCGATCTAAAGGTGGTTTCACTCGAAGACAGACGGCCTAAACCGAATCATATCGAAGGCAAAGAACGCCTGGATCTATTATTTGAAGACTTTGTAAAGCGCGGTGCAAGACCCGAAATGGTTGCTGAAATGATATTGGCATACGGAATATGCGAATTATTGAATCATTCATCACGTCCAGAAAAAGGCTTTGATTCGATCAGTAGGCTCTTGACTGACTCATTTAATCTAAATATTGAGCAAGAATACATTTATCCCTCTCAAATCAGGAGTTTTGTCAAAAAGGACGACGACCCTGACAAAACTATTTGAATTGTATCCCTTTAAATAAAAGGTTTTCGAGTTTTGTCAGTTTTGTCAGGTTCTGAGCCTCCCTATAAGAATCCGTATACAAAGTGTAAAAAATACCCTCTCATACGTACAAAAGAAAAGGGTATATAAGATAATATAAGACAAAACCCCCCTTTTTTATTTAGATATATATTGTAGCCCTCTGTTTAAGCGGAATTACTTTTGTCAAGTAAAGTGTGACAAAACTCTGACAAAACTAATTTAATCTGACAAAACTATTTGTTATAGTATTTGTATAAATGAAGATATTAGCGAATAAAAAGATAAGAGAATCGTTGCATCCAGATATTCGGGAGTTGTTAGAGTCGGAAATGATTGTTAATATTGCTACAACATTTCCTGGAACAAGGGTTGTATATGCCGAAAGACTTAAACATAAGAGCAAGTGTAAAAGTAGAACCGACACTTGAGAATACAGATGAAATGCCAATCGAATATCTCAATCAAGATGAAAAGCATTTAACTAAGCGACAAAGATTGCTTGTTTGGAATTTAGTCAACGATCCACAACTAACGTATGCCGAGGCCGCTAAGAAGGCAGGATATAAAAATCCTATTGTCGTCGGGCGATATATGCGTAAGAACTCTAACAGTAAGTATGCACACGTCCGTCGGGAATACGAGCGATTGATGGTAGAGGCAAAGAAGAAGTTTGAATTAACGCATGAACGTGCGGTTGAGGATCTTTATAAATTGAGAGATGATGCCTGGGGTAAAGGTGCATTTAACGCAGCTATTCAGGCTCAAGGATTGTTATTGAAGGTCGGGGGATTAATCGTTGATCGTCGGGAAGTATTGCATGGGAAGATCGATCAAATGAGTCGGGCAGATGTAGAAAGAAGACTCCAAGAATTACTTGGAGAAAAGTCTGTCGGGATTATTGAGAATAAGTCGGGTACTAAGGCCTTAGAAAATAAATGAGTAAGAGAAAAAAATTAACTACTGAGTCGGGTATCGAGGTTGAATACCTGATAGATGAAAATGGATTCCAGATATACGGAGATTATACAGACAGCGAATATCGGGAAATAATCCCGATAGTCGCCAGTCTTGAATCAGAACAGAAATCAACTTAGTTTTCTTGGATTTCAGTATCATTAGAAATCTCCACATAATTTTTATAATAAATTTTAATTTCGTTTGGTCTTGAATCAGAACATTCACCTTCTTCAAAACCACAAATTCCACATTTTAGGATTATAGATTTTTTATGAATGTAATTATTATCACACTCACAATCCCAATATCTGGGGTCGGTTTTAACTATCATCAGAAATCTCCTCTCCGTCTTCAGTTAACCCTTTAATATCTTCTCTACATATAGTAAATAATTCCCAACAAGTGTTGTTGTATTCTTCCAATAAATTTTCTATAAATTCTTCTTTTGAATTAGCTTCCCTTACTGGATTTACAGTAATGGTAATTTTACATTCATAGCTTTTCATCAGTCACCTCCTCTTTAACTATGTAAGGACTAAACGCATCAAT